CACCTTACGGGGCAAGCGGTGAGACCTGCCGCCCCGAAGGAACAATTAAAAATTACTTTAATGTTTTTAGTCAATGTCGAACCCTGATGCATACCAGTTGCTGTCTTGGTTTCTGACTTCAAGAGTCATAGCACCATAGATAGCTTCTGCGTCGTAAGCACCACTGGCTGGCATATCAAGAATCTTAGGTCTGATAAGATAAGCCACCTTCAGCTTCTCGGGTCTGATTGCTAGAACCGCACCCGTAGCGTCTGTTCCACTGATAGTAATGTATCGGTGGGCGTGAACCATAACTTTACCAAAACCTGTCTCGAAGATATCTACCGCCATTACGATTCGTTTTTCTCCTACTCCGTCATAGGTGATTCCGGTTTTATTGGTGAAATCGTCGGTCTTGTCTTTCAGGAAGGAACCCATATAGATATCAGTCGCCACCTCGCCATTACTGTTGTCCCAGTTGGTTTTCATCAATCCTTTGAGGATAGACGCTGACCAAGTTGTTCCAGAGTTATGCGCGGTGTGGTTGGTTGACTTGGAAATAGCCTGAATAATTCCTTTCATTTTAGCCGCCGTAGCGGATGAAACTCCTGAAACTAATGTGCTACGAACCAAATCGTATTCAACAGCGTTAGCCCAGTCAACCATACCTTTTGCCCTTTGTCTTGCCAATTCATCTTCGGCGTGATAGTGGTCAATAGCTCGTTGAACCTTTGTAACACTGTATCTTTTAGCTACTTCTTGCACAACATTGGTTAGTCTGGTTGGTGTGGATAGTGCTGTATTTGAGAAATCAGCACCTTCCGCTTTCGCCAGAGAACCGGCTGTGTCGTAAGTGTCAGTCATTGTCTCGTGGACAGTGGCTGTCGCTTTGACTTTACCCAATTTATTATGGATAGAAGTCTCTTTAGCAGTTAGGTATTCAATCAACGAAAGAACATCCTCTTTTGCCGATGCATCACCATAACTACGTAAAATTTCGTCTCCTGCCATTTGTTTGTTTCACTCTAGCCCTTCTTAAAGAACTCTTTGACTAGGTTGAGTTTTGCGTCTTCCGAGCCGGTTTCAACTACCTCTTTTTGGAGGCGGTCTATTTCTTTAGAACGAGCTGGAGCAATTTTGTTGTTAGTTGTTAATTTCTTTCCAGTTCGTTGGCTTGACTCGGCGATTAATTGAAATGACTCGCTGTTCCACGCCTCTTCCAAACTTACACCCTGCCTATCGGCGTAAGCCTCTAGGGGTTCGATGAATGGTTTAGCGGTCGGCGTTTCAATGAGGAAGTCTTTTTTGGCAAGGTCTTTTTTGAGTTGAGCTAATTCCTTAGCCGTCTCATCAACCTCTTCCTTTTTAGCCTCCTCCTGTTTCACTTCCTTGCGTTTCTTAGCAAGGTCTTGGTCTCCGACTAACTTTTTGAGATTTTCATAGTGCTTGAGGTAATCCTCCTTGCTCTTGAACTCTCTGCCGGAGATTTTGTTAAGCTCTTCCAGCGATAATTCGCCTTTGCCCTCAACATCATCTCCTCCTTCTTCCTCGAACAGTTCGTCGATAGATTCATCCTCGGTGGATTCTTCTTCGACGTTGTCTTCGGAAGTGTCGGTTTCTAATGGTTTGTTGTTGTCCATATTTTAAATTAATTATTAATTCTGTAAAGTTCATCTTCTTCTTCCACTTTAGGCAAATCATCATAAGCTATTCCCCACAATCTACCTATCCATTCGTTTACTATTCTTATTGCTTTTTGACGGGCTTTCATTTCTTGTAAAGTATCTACTCCTCTAACAGTATCAGTTTCCCGCATTATCTTGGTCAATTCAATAAATATTTCTTTATTATCCGCTATAAATTTTTCTACTTTTTCATTCATTGTTGTGCCGCTACTGATTCTTGTATTTGACCGGGGACTGTTTGAGGTTCTTGCCCGACCGGTATTTCAAGTTGCTGGGGTGCCTGTTCCGGCATTTCTTCAATTAAGGCTTCTCCGTCTAATCCCATAGCGTCATACAACTCTTTAAGTGTGTTGCGTATTGGCATACCGGCTCCTGCTAACATTCCTAATGTTTCTTTGAGCATTCCAGCCAGTGCCGCTTTGTTGATTTGTTCATCTCCAATAGTGATTGATATGTCAAAATCAGTATCTAATAATTCATCAATTATAGGAATAAACCTATCTTCTCCCATTTCAGATAACTGCGCTACGCCTTGCTGTATCATTTGTTCAAGTATTTCATCGTTTAATTGTAGTTTTTCATAGGCTCCCATAGCCTCAACCTGCTTATAAATGGCATTTTCTACCAATTTTCGGTCTATTTTCTGCATTATTTTTGGGTCTCCGGTTATCCTCATAATGTAACTTCCGTCTTTTTTGGACTCTTTCTTGAGTTCTTTATTAATTATTGGAAGCATTTTATCCTTAATAAAACTACACAAGTCCATTGCTAGGTCTTCTATTCTAAGATTATAGCCCTTGCTTGTGCCTTGCTGTTCGATTAAAGCATTGGTAGCTGGTCGGTTTTTTGTAACTTCATCTTCGTGGGTTGTGCCACAAACCCTATTCCCCCAGTTATAAGCCTGCTCTTCGTCCTTATATGAAGAAGGGTCGATTGCACCTGTCTGTAACGGTTCGATGTCATCATTTACACCCAGTTTGATTCCTCCAGTAGTAAAGAGTCTCTTAAACTGCTGAGGGGTTATTGAGCCCTTCATTTTGAAAAGTCCCAAGTGAACTATTCTGCCCTTATTTAGTCTGAAGTTTATCACCTCATTCAAGTATGCTTGGATATTAAATAGCATCTCGGCTATTCCTCTGCCGTCAAATCTATTGGGTGCACGTTTTAATCTAAACTCTTGGTAGTCATCACTGTCCACTTCTTCAAAAGAATGAACCACTGGCGTGCTGTCCAGTCCGCTAACTACCGCTTTGCCGTAAATATATTCGTCACGGTCTTCTTCTTTGCCCGTTAGACAAAATTTGGGAAACCAACCGAACCTTTGAAATATTTCCACACTGGGTATCTCTTTATCCGTGCCTTTGGTATCATTGTCAAATTGCTCTACATTATTCTCGCCTTTGACATATTCGCTGTTTTCTAGTTCTAATTGGTCAAACTCCGGCTTATCAACAACTATTCTTTCCATTTTACCGCTTGATTGTTTGAGTGTTTCTGCTGCCGGGTCATAATACATATTAAGTCTGTCAACAACATAGACTTTTAATTTGCCATCTTCTTCTTCCGCTTTTAAAAATCCTGTTCCGTCTACTGCTGTTCTTCTCAATAAATCATTGAGTGTCTTGCCAAATTCAATATCTTCCAGTTTCTTTTTAAGTATGTATCTCCAAATAATAGCCTTTAAGTATCCATCTCGTGTCTTGGCTTTGACCTCTACGTCATTGGTATCAATATCAATATTCTTGAGCATTGTTTCCACTACCCATTCAGTAAAAGGAATAAATATTTTGTCTCTTCCGGTTACGGGGTCTTTGGGTTCAGTGTAAATCCCATAATAGTTTTTGCGGGCTTTTTTAACAATATTCCTCATTACAAACTGAGTATTGTCGGTTGCCCAAACCAGCCCTTCTTCCCAGTTGGATTTCTCTGTTTGCATTATGCGAATTATTTCCCGCTCTTTTTCATCGGGTGTGTACTTCATTTATTTACCATTCATAATTAATTTCAATTAAATCATCGTTGTTTTTTTGGGGTTGATACTCATTAAATCCGTATCTTATTGCATCCATTGCGTGATCAAAAGCTTTTTCCGGTTCGTTTGGAGAGATTAAATCGCCATTCCTATCCACTTTCCATAAGTAATTGCGATATTCCTTGATTATGTTGGTGCTTTTTTTAGTTACTGATATCTTTTGGTCTTGGACATATTGTATTCCTTGTCTAACACTATCTCTTCCTTTATTAGCTCCGATAATCTGCACTCCGTAACTTGCTAATTCATCTATGCTTTTGGGTTCGGCGCTATCAGCAATAACTAAAGCAGGGGTTATATTGTTTAAATGAT